GCGGTTTATTCCGCACGCGATATTGGCATTATTGAGTTGTACTCATTTTCTATTTAGCCTATGGCCTTTCACAGTACTACTTGATGGTGCTCTGTTACGCTAATCCTATATGGATCTTGACTATGACAATATTCTGTCTTACGTCGCAACGTGACCTCTTTTACAGTGTGTTTCCTACTATAATGAACAAACCCCCCCCCCCGAGTTCTCTCGAAACGTGTGTTACCTACGTTAACGAACATTAAAGTCTTGTAATGCGTATACTCGATTAATTTCAGTCACTGCCTGCAAGCAGACATCACACCGTACTTAGACGACGGCAGATGATTAACCGGATGCTATTTAGCTAGAACTACCGGTTGCAGCGAACCTGCACAAAATTGTTCCGATGCCTCTATCGAAAAATTTGGCTTGGGCCACACATTCAGGCCGGATGTGTGCGCATTGTTTTCAATGTGTTTGCCTCAGAGACCACGACCTAACAACAAAAACTCCAACAGGATGTCTTCCTCCGAGACAAAAAACACTGGAGGATCTTCTCCTGCGCCTCATAAGACGCCGAAGAAGTCTCAAAACCCTGAGAAAAAGTCTCCTACGAAACGTGAAGCAATCAAGCTCCGTCTCGCAGTTAAATCTGTTTCCACGAATCTCAAGTCTACCAGTCCACTTTGGAAGATTGATTCAGCCTTCCGTCAGGAAGCCGACAATTGTCACTCTTGTTATGAGCTAGTGAAGCAAGTGCGCCGCCGCATTGGAAAGATGTCAGACACTGAGTCTGACTACTTCCAAAGCTGGTGTGCTCGCCTAACTATTGCTTTTACCAAGGCTGCCACTCCCGAAACGTCCCGCCGTAACATTAGAGCGGAACGTATCGAAAATCTCATTTTCTCCCCCCAGATGAAATGGGATTCTGATCACGTCATGTTGACAGATAAAGAACTCCGTTATCTGTCTGTCATTTACAACCGTGATCTCTCGGATTTTTCTCAGCAATCCCTCCTTCGGGAAGTTTTCTGTGAGTTTCAACGCATTCGGCGAGGTGACAACACCTTTCACGAAAATCTGATGGTCAAAGCCTGTGCTCTCATGCAAATTTACGATGAGCTATACGAGGTGCCCAATCAGAACCTCAGATCTCTTTGTGATCTTCCTCGTTTGCACTACGAGTCCGCTCAACAGTACATTGCAGATGTCCTTTTTCAGTATGGCTACAATGAAGCTGCCCGGCAAATTGCTATCAACTTCGCTAAAGCCTACCTTAATCTCCTTGACCGCCCATTAGTCAATGAGATATGGATGTCTCTTGACTCGCAGTCCAGTATCTTCTATTCCCCTACTTGGGGATGGCTCTACAATAATGAGCCGGAGACACCTGTGTCAAGTCCTGAGCCGACTCCTTCTCCCATGTCTACGTATACTAGTCTATACGAGGACACTGAGCCTTTCATGCCAGAGCCCTCTTCTCCTGTCAATTGGGACGGTATCTACACCACTGATCCGTTTGACACCGAATGGCCTCCTTCTCAGCCCCATGATGAAGATGAATTCTTCCCCCAGATGAACCCCTTCAGCATATTCTCCCATTTCCTTGACCCCATCAACAACCGAATCGATGAATCTCTCGATATCGCAGCAGAGATGGCTGAATGTGCTAAAGTGGCTACAACTACGTTGCCTGCATCAGCTGCACTTTTGTGTGCCCAAATGGCGCGTGGAATTGATGCCATCAATCATTCTGGTGACAAAATTGCTGAAGCAGCTAGCCATCTCACTTCTGATGGTGCACGCATCAACGTTGTTGTCCCTCAAATCACTTCTTTCTTTGAGGCTCTCTGGGCTCATCGCGCCACTCTTGGTATGACCTTTTTCATTGGCCTGGGTCTTTACCTAGTCCACAAGGGATTACCAGAAAAAGCAGCCTATGCCTTATCCATTGGTCTCACTATCGGTGGTATCACGCTAACAGGGTTCATGCAAGACAAATGGACTGAACTCCTCTCTCTCATTTCTGCGAGTAAGGACATTAAGCCTCAAATGCTTGATTCTTCTAATGGCATGTCGAACATTCTTCAGTCAGCCTCCTTCCTTGCCTACTCTTTCTTGATTGGCGGGAAATGCAAGACTGAAACCATGGAAGGGAAGTTCAATCATCTCTTTTCCAAAGTTCGCAATTGGCCAAAAGTCTGGTCCAGTTCTGCTGATCTCATTTCTGCCTTCCTATCATCCCTTCGGACGATTCTTCAGCTCTCCCTTGAAACTTTTGGCTTTGATGCCGACTTTTTGTCTGTCTTTGACCATTACCCGCAAGCCACAGCCCTCATCAAGGAGGTTCAAAATTTCCTTGCTGAACCTGAGGCCACGCAGTTTGTTGAGGATGCATCGCGCAAGTCGCGAGCCCTCCAAATGCGCATTGTTGATATGGAATTACGTCACAAGACTGACCGAGAATTCTCCGGCTGCGGTCGTATGCTCAATGAGTGTAAACGCAAGCTTGAGCTTCTCGATCTTGATCTTGAACGTCGAGGTGCAGGCAAAGATGTCACTCGTGTTCCCCCTGTCGCCATGCTTTTCATTGGTGACCCCGGGATTGGCAAGTCCTTCTTGATTAGGGCAATGAGTCATCACGCATTGCTCTACATGTACGCCAGCGACCCCGTTATTGTCGCGCAAATCAAAGCTAAGCAGCTTCGTGATTTCATGTTCACCCGCAATCCCGCTGACAAATTTTGGGAAGGCTACAACAACCAGCCTGTATGTATCCTTGACGAAGTTGGCGCCAACCGCGATGTGGTTGGTGGTTCAACTGAAGACAATGAGTACATCTCCTTCATCAAACTTGTCAATGATGTTCAGTACCCTCTTCCCATGGCTCACTTGGAGAAGAAGGGCATGGCGGAATTCAGTTCCGGCATGGTTCTTGGAACGAGTAACAATTTCCGTTTCAACATCGAAAGCCTCAACACTCCTGGGGCCTACGACCGTCGCTGGACAAAGTTCGTGGCACGAGTAAACCCCCTTTACGGCAAGCTCAAGACGCAAGGCGAAAGGCAGTATTACATCCCTGATTTTGCTGAAATTGCCCGCCTCAATGCCCATTTGCCTAGAGAACGGCGCAAGGAGTTCATGATCAATTCCGAGTTCTTGCTCTTTGACGAGAGAGAGTCTTTGTTCAATGATCGTCTCGTTCGCCGGGATCTCACCATTTATGATGTGATCCAGACCATGTGCGAACTGATTGATGATCGCTACAACAACATGCACACCAAATCCGAACACGAGGAGTGTATGTTTGATTCTTCAATGTCCATGTTTGCGCGAATGTTCCCTGATCGCCCTGAGTTTCACCCCCAGGGATTTGACTTCATGCTTACTGCATCTGACTGTGATTGGAAACACCTACGTGCCATGTCTGAAACCGACTTGTTCCGTAGGTACTCCGAACTTTACAAGGCATCCGCTGATTTTGCTGGTAAGCTTTGTGCTGATGAAACCGAAGCATTGACCAATGTCATCAGAGGCTACCTCTCAGAGATTGATCGACGCAGACTGGAGCGACAAGAGAATACATCAACCCCTTCTGTTTCTCCTCTCCTTGGTCCTCAAGACAAGAGCGGGCCCACTTTCTCAGACTGTACCTGCAAGGTTTGTCCCAAGTTCAATGGTCACTCCATCAAAATTGATGTCAATGGCAAAAACTACGACTTCAACTCGACTGTTGTCGGGAGAGCGTTTCTTAATGCAACCCCTGCCGACAGTAGTAGTCCTGCTTGCCTCACTCAAATCATGAAGCAGTGGCCCTCTTGGACACCCTACGATGCTCTGCAGGAGCACGCCAATCGCTGGCTCCGCGATCAAAAAGCAGAAGCAAACTCAGCTCCCCATTGGCTGAGGACCCTTTTCATTAACAAGGTCGACATGGCCTTGAGCATGCTGGGTATCTTAACCTCTGGGTGGGCCATTTTCACTGGCCTTAAGACACTTTTCAAGTGGATGAAACCCGACAAACCCGATGTCCCTAAACAAGACACTGGCGATTTATCTGGTCAATTCCATGATTTGACTTGCCATGAGGTTGCTGAAGCTGTCACCCGTCGCAACGTTGTTGCCTTTTCATGTGTGAGAGGAATCCATCGTGGTTTCGCCACTTTCATGTGTGACAACATTGTTCTCATGCCTCGGCACTATCTTGCGTTCTGGCGGAAACAGTACGAGGAGAACAGTGATGCTGTTGTCATTGTGCGCCGTCTCGGAGACAGGGTGAACCATCAGGAACACCGCATCCGAGTAGATTGCCTTCTTAATACTCAAAACCATTTCTGTTACAATGATGACGATAGTGACAGTGTTGCGGTTTACCTTGACAACAGGGTACTCCCTCGCTTCACTGATCTCAGTCGTTTTCTTTCCCATTCTCTTCCTGGAGATAGTGGAGAAATTGTTTTCCCTGCTATTGACCATGACACTCTTCTTTGGAAGCGCCATGTTGCTCCATGGTCCGTCCACAACCCCGTCCAATACTCCAAGGATGGTAACTATTACCGCACTGAGCAGACCATCCGATATGCTCATGCCAGCGTTGTTGGCGACTGTGGGATCCCGCTTTTCGTAAAAGACAAGTTTTCTGGATCTCACCGTCTTGTTGCCTTCCATTTTGCTGGTAACGGCTTTAGTACAGGTATTGGCCTAGTGTTTCTGCAAGAGCACTATGACCGTATCTTTAACCATTTCGCCAAAATGCATCATATTATCCGCGGTCAGATGTCCACTGATCCTTCTTTTCTAGTTAAGGAAGGGAAGGACAAAAACTGGAACGATCTGTACGACGTCCCCGAGGACATTCAAGTCCCCGGGAAGACCAATTTGGCCTATATGACTCCTCCTATAGTGCCTACCAAGACGTCCATTATTCCCAGTCCCATCCATGACAAAATTGGATATCCCCCGCAAACCAAGCCCGCCATGTTGCGCGAGTTCACATCGCGTATCGATGGCCAACGTATTGACCCTATTGCCAAGTCCACTGAGAAGTACCACCAATCCGTGAAAGACATTGACCCTGATGTCTTGCAGGTTTGTGTTGATGACTACACTGACTCCATTGTAAATGCCCCTGTGCAAGTACATGAGCCTACTGTTGATCGTCGGGTGCTTACCTACGAAGAAGGTGTTGCCGGTATTCCTGGCATCATTGGTGCTGATGGAATTCCTCGGAGGACCTCCGCCGGGTACCCTTTTTCTATGATGTACTCAATGACTGGCCGTAAGGGCAAGCAAGTTTTCTTTGGCTCAGAGGGCGACTATGAGTTTAACTCAAAAGAAGCCCGCGAGCTTGAGGAGCGCGTCAATTACGTCATCGGGAAAGCTAAGGAGAACATTCGCTGCAAGCATGTCTTCTTTGATTTCCCAAAAGATGAGCGCCGCCCCAAGCTCAAGGTTGAGCAAGGCAAAACCCGCAAAATCAGTGCATGTCCAGTAGACCTTGCCATCTGCATTCGCATGTACTTTGGTGCATTTATACAGTTCTACATCGCTAACAGGATCCACAATGGTTCTGCAGTCGGTGTTAATGTATACTCGAATGAGATTGATGATGTAGTTCGCTACATCGGTTCTCTGTCTCGGGTCATTGCTGGGGATTTTTCCAATTACGATGGTAGTCTCCCTCACATGCTCATGGCCCGCTTCCTTGACACCGTTACCGCGTACTATGGTGACGCTAGCTCGGAGAACGAGCGCATTCGCGCTGTGCTTTTTGAAGAGCTTGTCAACTCC